TTTTAGTAGCGGCATCCTGAGCATTGACAGGATCTGTGACGTTAGCAATGGTAGTACCAGTTACATCAAGCGTACCGTTGACTGTGACATTGTTGAATGTAGAAGTACCAGAGGATGCTGTGACGTTACCCGTTAAGTTACCAGTCACATTACCTGTGACATTTCCAGTTACATTGCCGGTGACGTTACCTGTGACATCACCAGTCAGTGTGCCGGTGATACCAGTGTTAGCAGTTAGGTTAGTAAATGTACCAGCACCGGGAGTAGTACCGCCGATGACAGCACCATCAATTGTACCACCGTTGATGTCAGCAGAAGCAAGTGTAGCTTGACCAGTTGTCGTTACAGTAGTAAATGCACCAGCGGCAGGTGTAGAGCTACCAATGGTAGTTCCATCAATGCTACCGCCCGTAAGAGTAACTGCGGCAGAAACTAATGAGTCAATGTTTGCAGTACCATCAATGAACAGGTCTTTGAACTCAGCACCTATAGCACCAAGGTCAATATCATCATCTGTGACAGGAACAATAGCACCGTCTTGTACACGGATCTGCTCAACTGCCGCACCAGCAATTTCAATAAAGAAAGAAATGCGGTTATTTGCTTCATCAACAAAGATTTTATTGAAGCCTTCTTCGCCCGCAATTGTAGTAATGTATGCGCCGTTACCTGTAGTGCCATCATGTGTGTGGCCTGTGCCTGCGGTAAACGCATCACGGAGTGCATTGAATTCAGCGTTTAAGGGTGCGGCTTTAACTACCTCACCTGAGATAATATCTGCTACTGACTGTCTGGTATAACCTGCCATTTACCTGCGATCTCCATATCCAAACAACAGCACGAATCCTTGGATTGCGTGGCTAGCGTTTGTATCGTTGGTTACATACTTAATTGAGATTGATGTTCCTGATCCTGAGAACGATGTTTTCGCTACAGGAGATGGGTTACCATCAAAAATAGCACCCGAATCATATGCGGCTTCATTGTAGTAAGCCGCCGCACCACGTGTTGTGATGTCATAGTTAGTTGGGTTTAGTACGTTAACGTCTTCGTAGTCGTACACAATACCCAACACAATGTCTGCGTTACCTTCCGCTTTCAGGTACGTAGATAACTTTAAGAAGTTCTTACGTAACTCTGGATCACCGAAGTGGTAGAATGGGGTTTGGAACAATGAGAATATCTCCGTCCCATCAAAGCTAGTGCCAGACTCCTGTCTGTACACTTTGCCATTTAAGTCACCATGGACAACGAACTCATACTGACCAATGTATCCTGAGTCAGCGGCTGTTGCTGATATACCTAGCAACTGACCGAATTCAAATCCAATGCCACCATTCTGCTGTTGTCTCAATGCCCCAATCGCACCCTGCGAATCTGAAGCACCGAAGAAGAATCTAAACTGTGACTTCTGACGAATGACTACAGCATTCAAATCATCTAGGTCATTATTCAATACGATGTCGTTAAAGACTGACTGCACGTTCTTGGATACTGTTTCCAAGTTAACGTCACCAATCTTGTCAGTACCGGATACAGGGCGTAAGCCATCAGGTCCGATGAAGAGAAGGTCACCACCAAGCTCAATGACTGAGTCAGATGCAATACATCCTAAATCGTTAGTCACCTGAAGCATTGTGAAGTCAGCGTTACTGCTACCTACAATCTTCTTAATGTTATTCGTTCCGAAGATATATAACTCATCACGGAACGCTTTAATCTGAACGATTTCAAAACCTACGTTAATAACACCAGCACCATTAGCTGGGCTGAAGTCCGTTTCATTAAGAGGTGCTGAGTAGTGAAGCAGGTAAGGGTCAGATGATCCGCCCGCTAAGAAAAGATGAGATTTAAACTCAGTAACGTACTTAGGATCGGTGGGAGCGTTTGCATCTGTAATCTGAGTATATGTAGTCCCGTCATACTTAGACGCTGGATTCACCCCATCCGCCATTACAACTACTGGACCAGACCAATTATGCTTGGAGAAACGTACCTTGTTTACCCCGGTCATTGTGGGGCTACCAGCAGTGGTAACAGCAACCCATGCTTCAGTTCCAGTATCCCAATAATGTAGATACTGACTGCCAGAAGATGGTCTACGGCAAGCTAGAATGCCATCGTTAATTCCATTGAATACACAAATACCAAGGACTTTACCTAAGCCGGGTAAGCTAGGATATGCCTCAGTGAATCCACTGATCCTACGATAGCCACCTGTTACAGCAGGCTCATAGTTAATTAAACGTGTCGCACTGCCCGGTGATAACTGTCCCTGAGAAAGGACATCCCGGTTAGTGTTGAGTCCGCCTTCACATGAGACTGTGTATATCTGTAGCTGATCAGCCATTACAGAACTCGTGTAGGCAGATAGGCATTAAATACTGTGCGTGGATTGTAAGTAGAGCGCAAAGATAAGTTATCATCAACAAGTACACGGCGCATCATCTTGATGCCCTCAACGAAGTCATTCTGATGGACTGCCGCACTTTGTTCGTTAGAGCGGAAGCGCATCATGTACATCATTGCACCATCAATGACAACGTGGATAAAACGATCTGGAATTACGCACACATCACCAAAGGCAGTCATGCTTGTAGGGAATGTCCAATACTTATATTCAATGACGTATGAGTCATCTGGCACTGGAGTAACACCAAACTTTTCTTCTTGCGTCTGATACACACGAAGTGGGACACCAATACCTGATCCACTATCCCCAGTGTCATCACCGGGACGATACGTCTCAAGATACTCAGTGTAGGGAATAACAGCTAACCTGCGTGGCTGATTGCTCTTGTCAGCAAGTTGCTTAATGTAGAATGATTCCCAGTCTACTGAAGAAATATCCGCTGGGAAATCATACGTTCCCGTTCCAGCAGTTAGTGTTTGTTCATAGGTAGTTAATGTAAAAGGCCACTCCTGTGCAGATTGAATAATCTTACGAACAGAAGAGTTAACAGAATCTTTGGCAAGAGCCTGTACATTGCGAACAGTTCCGAAATCATCTTGGTCAATTACGACCTCATTGAGACGGCGGAGAAGTTCATTTGTGATATTCAGGAATGTAGCCATTTACATTAAATACCTTTACGGGAAGAAGGGGGCCGAAGCCCCCAACTCAGTGTTGCTTAGATTTGATCTCGTGCAACTTCGTCAGCGGCAATAGGTGCAGTCATGTCTAGGACTAAAGCCCACACACGTACCTTACCTGCCGTGCCTGCGCCAGTAACGGTGGAGTCAACTACAATAGATGCCTCCGCTGTTGTAGCTACAGGAGTGCTTGCTTCTACGAGGATGTCTCCAAGTGAAGCGGCTTGGACATTAAGAGCAGTTGCAATATCTGTTCCGCCAAGGTCAAGGTTAAACGTATGTGCCGTTGAACCTGCGACAGCTTGAGTAACCACTGCCCCTGCCGCAAGAACGACAGCGTTAGCAGGAATGGTAACAGAGTTAACAGTTCCTGTTGCAGTTGGAAGAGTTACCTCTGCTTCTACTAAGCGTCCTAGCTTAGCAACCGTTTGTGATAATGTAGCCATTATAAAATCCTCCTATTAATAGCCAGTTTGGTAACGTAAAGTTACAAGTGACTCTGGACGAAGGATCTTACGACCGTACAGGTGCATACCACGAACGATGTCAGCAAAGCTGTCTGGATCACGGTAAGTTTCAGTCTTGTTGATCTGCTGAGCAGTAGCAACCGCTGAATCGTGACCAGCTACGATTACACCGTAGTTAGTCGCCTGTGGAGTTGTAGAAGCAACTGCCGCACCAGTACCAACCGCAGGAAGGTTGTTAGAAACATATACACGGAAGCCGTGCAAGTTGTTAATAACAAGACCGTTCTGAAGACCAGAACCACCGAAGTCAGAGTTGAACAAGTTAGAGCTTTCGTCTTTCAACATCTCAGCGTAGATTGGATCAATAACAATCCAACGGCCTTGAGTGTCAACGAACTGCTGATCTAACAGACGGCCCATACGAGCGATAGCCTGCAAAGGAGAAGCAGAAGTTGTAGCAACTGCGTCCGCACCCGGAAGGCGTGGAACGATTGGAAGTGCTTCACCAGCATCTCCACCAGTTACGTTGAAGTCAGATGCGTCCAGCTTCATTGAAGCCAACAACTCATCAGTACCAGCAGTTGCAACAGCAACAGTACCGTTTACTTGATCATTGACAGTACCAGCGGCTGTGTGCAGTGCAGACTGCTTGTAGCCAGAAAGGTAGCCAAGGACTTCTTGGTCATACTGGTCACGTAGGCGATACGCCGCACGATCAGTAGCCATTTGCATGAAGTTCACATGTGAATGTGCTTCTTCAATGTCGTCCATCTTGAAAGCAAAGTAGTTAGCTTTGTCGATGTTCAGAGTGAAATCTTCGTCATCCAGATTCTGCGCTGTGATCTGTGAACCACGAGCATATGACTGAACTGAAATTTCAGGCTCTTTGATGATCTTCACTGAATCACCCATTTGAGCGATTTCACCGAAGTAGTCGTTGTTAGTTACGTCTTCAACAACTGAAGACTTACGGAAAGCAAGCTGTACCTGCTTTGAGTAGATTACGGGGCTAAAGTTACCATTAGGTAGGTTACCGTAGCCCGCCGCAGATGTAAATGCCATGATGACATCTCCTTGATTGCATAGGGTTAAGGTTATGTGTAACTTCGCAAGAGGCCATCTAACATCAGGGTGGTAAGCTCACCGGCCAAAGTGAACATACGGCCTGCGTAGTTTGGGTGTTCTGTGAAGGTGGAATTAGGATTCGTGTCATTATAAGAACTGGCAGGAACTTATAACAACACGCTTCCATACTCCTGTATTACTGCGGGTGTCCTTGCGGAGGCCGCATATTAATGTTTTGTGGACATAGTTATATCCAGAAAATATTATATGTCAACACTTTTATCGTGCTGAACCAGATAAATCGTAAATAAACTTACCTGAGCGCATAGCTTCTGCAATAGCATCAGCATTCTTTTCATACTGTTGGGCAGTCATACGGTTAACATCTGACTCCTTAATGTACGATTTAGTTTCATCGCTCTCAGGAGAGGAACGCTCAGAACGTGTACCAATCGCCTTAGCCGCATCCTTGTTACTAGATGACTTAGCTTTTGCTGTGATACCCATATCAGCTTTATACAGATCAATCGCACGAGCGGCTGATTTAGCATCACTATCGTTATCATAGAGTGCGTCTTGTACCCACTTAGGTTGATCTTCAACCCAATTGTGGAAATCGTCTGTATCACGAATTTGTTCAAAGTCA